CCCCTTGAAGAATGGTTTTCACCTTACGCAAAAACTATTTCTTAACATTAGAAATCACCATGGATCTTCTAAGAATGGTAATAATTGCATTTGTAATATTCCTCCTACTTGTATTACTACGCTATATTTGGAGTTGGATAAATGGTGTGACGGGTGATGTAGGTGATCTGATAGTATACGGGTCTTCAAGTGATGGCCTCCCAGCAAAATCTGAGAATCAGATAATATTTTCTGCTCCTAAAGTTCCTCAAATCTACGCGGGTGGTGAATATTCCGTTAGCGTATGGTTTTATGTAACAAACTGGAATATAAATAAGGGTAAAAATAAGCCCTTCTTAATATTGTCAGGTGGGGCACCTGAAGCAACTGGCTTTATGACACTTGTAATGTATTTAGGCCAATATACGAATAAATTAGGCATACGCGTAAGTCAAGAGAATAGTACTGATTCAGGAAAACTTAATTACAGTAGCGATTTAACTGCAATCGTGGCTGGCAGATCTCCTTATAGTGACGCTGGAGGTGACTTTAGGAAATGTGATATTGAGACGGTGGACCTACAGAGGTGGGTGAATGTAACGGCAGTTTTAACAGGAAGGAATCTTGATATTTATATGGATGGTAAACTTTCTCGTTCGTGCCTAATGGATGGCCTCTTTATGGTAGATGGAGATGTTCCTACTATAAAACTTGGCGGTCCAAATGGGTTTGGTGGACTAATTGGTATAACACGGGCTGCAAACTTTGCATATTCTCCGGATACGGTCTATTCCTATTACCAACAAGGACCCTTCACAAGTGAATTCGGACTTGACTTTTCACAATACGCGTTGAATATAAAGAAAAACAATAGTATTATTTTTACGACGGAAAAACTAAATTAAATACTGCGATAAATATAACTGTCAAATACAAAAGTTTTATAACTTTTACATATGACAGATAGTAGTATGGATGCGATTCAGACAACATTGGGTATAACGGGTGCACTTGCAGAAATTTTACTTGGAGTATGTCTTATCTTAATACTTTACATTGTTTTCTCTGTAAGTGAATTTATTTACAACAACGTTGCAACAATGTGGAGGGATCGCGTCGAACTATTCCCCGACACATATCCATCCGGCGGTAAGATGTATACTGCTATTCAAAATCCTTCTAATAAGGATGCGAAGACAATCTGGTTTTCAGATAATCAGCGTTCCGGTGTAGAATTTAGTTTTTCATTATTTATAAATATCGCAAGTGATACATTTTCAAGGGGTGATCATAAGTTATATCATATCTTACACAAGGGTTACAGTAATCCATATCCCTTATTAGGCCCTGGTATTTTTTGCTGGGGAGATACTAACAAGGTTCGTGTTTATATGAATTGCTATGATACATGGGACAACTTTGTTGATGTTGAAAATATTCCAGTAAATAAATGGTTTCACATGACTGTATCATGTAAGGGGAATACATTGTATGTATACATTAATGGAAATTTAAAGAAGAAAATGGTTTTAACTAATAACACACCACCTTATCAGAACTTTGGAAATGTATATGCATTTAATCCTCGCACTATTTCTCTAACTAAGTCTATTACACTGTCTCTTGAAAAAGATCCAGAATTTGTTCATTTACAGGGTAATAATGTTCTTAGCTTCGACGGTTCTGCAAAGGGCATGATTAGCCGTGTATATTATTTTGGATATGCCTTAACATATACTGAGATACAGGCCCTAATGAATATGGGACCTTCTCCAAATATACAAGGGGGTGGTGAAGTTAATGCTCAGTTATCTGATACATGGTGGGCGAATAATCAGGGGCCATAAGAATTATATACAGTACCGTTTAGTATTTAATTGCAATTAAATTAAATAATAAATCGTACGTCAAAACATTATATCTCATCTTGTTTCGTAATAACAAGAAGAGTTGTCATGGCAGGTGGAGGATTATTTGTTTTAGTAGCCTACGGGTCTCAAAATGTTATATTGAGTGGAAATCCAGATTTTACCTTTTTTTACACAGTCCTTAAAAAATATAGCCATTTCTCATTTGAATCGGTCACATTACCTCTAGAGGGCCCACAAGAATTATTCTTTGATGAGCCTATACGACTCCGTGCCAAGATTCAACGTGTAGCCGATTTACTTTCTGATCTATATTTCACTTTCACGTTACCTGATATTTATAGTAAATTTTTTGATCCAAATTTACCTGGCCCTATGAATGGACGTTCTCAATTTCAATTCCAGTGGGTCAGATATATTGGAGCTCAAATAATTCAAGATGCCACATTTTTAGTAGGGGGAACACAAGTTCAACAATTTGATAGTGATTATATTATTTCAACTGCATTTACGGATCAAGATGAAACCCAGTATAATAAATGGCAACAACTTGTTGGAGATGTTCCTGAAATATATGATCCTGCGAATGGTCAATACTCCGGCGCAGTTGGAAATTCTTTAAAGAGAACTCCTGGATTTTATCCGAATGTTTACAAAAATTTAGATCCAACTATTCAAAGTCAGAATAATTTTCCATCTATACCCGGTCGCGATATTACAATTCCTCTTTCGTTTTGGTTTTCTCAAAATCCTGGCCTAGCATTACCACTTGTTGCATTACAATACCATGAATGCGAAGTTCAATTAACTCTAAGGCCTATTCAAGATTTATATACAATTCTAGATCCATCTGGTTATAGAGTTCGTCCTGAAAATAAGGTTAACTCCTCCATTTCACAATTGCGATCTGGGAATATTACATATTCACCTAATCTTGAGGATGGTGTATATATAAGGCAATTTTTAACAGATATTGGATATATTACACCGACATTAAATACATGGCCCCTTAATCCCAGATTACAGGCAACATATGTATATTTAACAGATGATGAGCGACGAACATTTGCATCAAAACCTCTAAATTACATTGTGAGGCAAGTTAGTAGATATACATATAATAACATATCTTCCAGACAATCCTTTGATCTTTACACGCATAATCCAGTCCCCCGTCTTATTATTATACCCAGACGTTCTGATATAACTAAGAATATGAATGCCTGGACTAATTATACAAACTGGTGGAGATATTTACAGGCACCGTTTATTCCTGCGATAACCTCTGTTCCAATTGGTGGTTATTCCGGTATAAATATTCCTGCTATGCAACAAGATATCATAAGAAATATGCGAATCATATGTGATGGAAATGAAATTCAGGAATTAAAGTCTTTACAATATTTTAATCAATTAAGTTCCTGGAAATATGCTACGGGAGTATTTCCACCAGGTCTTGCCATTTATAGTTTTGCATTAGATTCATCTAAATGGATGAAGCCAAGTGGGACATTGAACACAAGTAGGGTGAAAAACTTTCAACTTGACATTGATCCATGGCCTCTTCCTCAGAATCCAGTTTTTTTATTAGATTACAATATCTATGTGGAAAGTATTAACTTTTTAGTAATTGAAGGGGGTATGGGAGGAATGAAATACGCTACATAATTCTTATCTTAAGTTTCCCGTTAAATTAGATATGAGCCAGGTAGATTCTTCCGAACCAGCAAATACTAATATATTTACAAAACTTGTTAATAAGGTTCAATACGTAACTTCAAATAGCCTAGATGATCCTAAAGCCGCTGAATTTGCAAAACAAAAGGCCATTCAGGATGCGCAGGATAAGGCAGTAAAAGATAGAAAGGCTGTAGCTGACGAAGAGGCTGCAAAACAGGCAAAAATAGAAAAAGACAAGGAAATAAAGTCAAAGGAACTAGAAAGTAGAAGTGAATTTAATATAAGTAGACTTACAGGTAATACTGCCTCGGGAATTCTAAAAGTATTTTTTAGCTTTATTCTATTTTCTCTTATCTTGTATAGTGGTCATATAGTTGCAAATCGAGACATTGGATATAATGCACCATTCCGTGTATTAAGTTTTATATATGGGAGTGTATTCTTTTTTTATCATATTCCCAAGACAATCTATGATATATATGTATCTAATAAAAAACTAGAGTATTATACATTTTTACCTCTTTCAACATATCAACCAGATGGTATTATAACAAAATTATTTCTTGGACCCTTTTGTTACACTGAAACACAACATACGGCTGCTGCAAGATCAACAGTAGAGGCATTATATTCAGAGGGGTTTCAAAAGACCCAGATAAAGACTCCGTGATTTTATATTATTTAGAGAAATGGCAGAACTTCCACTTGTAAGTATTGTAACGCCCACGTATAATCGCCGACGTTTCATTCCTTCTTTACTAAAAATGGTTCAAAGCCAGACGTATCCCAGGGAAAAAATGGAATGGGTTATCTATGACGATGGTCAGGAGGAAGTCCGTGATTTATTTGAAGCCGCGAAGAATAATTTACCTAAATTAAATTTCATTTGGTCTGAGGAAAAAATGACATTGGGTGAAAAACGGAATAAGTTGAATGAAGAGGCTAAGGGAGATATAATTGTAGCAATGGATGACGATGATTTCTATTTTCCTGAGCGTATTACTGAGGCAGTTTTAGCTTTAACAATGAATCCACGTATTCATTTAACTGGATGCAGTGAGGTCTATATGTATTTTACAGATACAAGGGAAATCTGGAAGGCTGGACCTTATTTTAAGGGCCATGCGACAAATGGAACAATGGCGTGGACAAAGGAATATGCAAGGACTCGCAAATATAACGAGCATGTAGCTTTTGCAGAGGAACGATCTTTCTTAGAAGAATTCAAGAATCCATTAATTCAATTGAATCCTATGAAAGTCATGCTCGTTATGAGTCATTCAGATAATACATTTGATAAAACCGAACTTCGTAATGTAAATAATCCACTTTTACAGAAAACATCATTGAAGATGAGTGATTTTATAAAGGATCAGGAACTTTATGATTTTTTTAATAGCATATAAGGCATCTAAATAATTGATTATAATACTTTTCATACAATGTCTCTTAATAAGACCCTAGACGAGAGGGAAATGTGTGACCTCGAGTGTCTTTTGACGGGTGTTTTTGCTCCTTTGACGAGCTATATGACGCGGGCCCAGTATACAATGTGCTTGGAGAAAATGATGATTTCAGAATCTGATGTATTTCCTATCCCTATTGTCTCAATGTCATCTACAGAAGTTACACCTGGAACTCTTGTAAATTTAAGAAATCTAACTGGCACGATTGTGG